ATCAATGTCAATTTCTTTTCTTATCTGATCATTCATTTCTGCGATTTCTGCATCATTCATACGTAAAACTTTCTTTAATACAAACTCTTTACTAAAGAATGTACCAATATATGATTGTATAGAATCAAGTGTTTGTATACGATCATTAAGTAACTCTGCATCTTTAAGCTCTGCAAAGTGACCATCCTGTAGAAAGTCATACTGAATGTGTTCTTGCATCATATCCCAATCTTCTGGGGCAATAATACCCTTTAATAAAAGTTGAGTTTTAAGTATATCTGTAAATAACGGAGTGAACTTCTTACGAATACGTTGCACAAACTTAGTAAATTTAAGTTCATCTCTTGTAATCTCTGAAGCTCTTCCTAATGAAAATCCTGCTTCTGAATCCATACGAGAGATAGGAACATTCAAAGACTTATAAAGTTTCTTTTGAAAGTATTGAATATCATCAATCTCACCAAGATTAGAACCGCCGGGCAATGTTGTAATTTCTGTTCCTCTACCACCTTCTCTTCGTGGGAGCCAGAAATCTTCTAACATTGACATATGATTACGATCATCACGGATTTCACCAGTAGATGCATCATACACCAATTTGTTACGATAACGATTCATAACATCTTTGAGATATTGTTCTGCTTTAATTTTTGGTAGATTACCAACGTCAATATAAAAGATACGTCTTTCTGGTGCTCGTGATATACGATAGATAACAAGAGCATCTTCAATCATACGTAACTGATTGACAGGCTTAATTGCTTTATTTAAGTAAGATAGAACTCTACCAGAATTACCATCTATAATACCAGATGGACAATATGCGATTGCATCAGCTGATATTTTTAAACCAGAAGGGCCTCCACCTGTACCGCTAGTCCCAGATGAAGCAAGACCTTTTTCGTTATAGATATAAAAATCATCAATACGTTCTGCAATTTCAACACTAGAAGTACTTTTATCTAGTTTTGTTTTAACTTGTCTAACTTTTCTTATTTTTGTTGGATCGATATATCTGAGTTCTATAATTCCCTGTTTGGTATTTTTAGTGTCAATGATTTTATGAAAAAACATCTTACCATCAACATACCACCTACGAAAAATATCATGACCCTTCTGTTCAAAATGAAGAAGTCGTAATACTTCAGAAAATTCTTCTCTTATTCTTCTTTTTATTTTTTCTGGATAAGGTAAACGATCAAGAGTAATTTGTACTGCTTGATCACTCTCATTGGAAACAATACCTTCGTTTACAATGTCTTCAATGGCGGTATCACACTCTGGTTGTTGTGCAATATCACGATAACGTCTGATTAAATCTATATCAGTACGTTCTCTACCATCAGTATCTAAAATTTGTCCAAAGAAACCACCACCAGCAATATCAAGTGTGCCGTCATCAGCAGTGGGGGTAGTGAATGATGGTACACTACCCTCTGCTTTTTTTGGTCTTTCTATACGGAACCCGAAAAGTTCAGCCATTATATATTTTCTCCTACGTTCTATTTAGTAGGTAAATTAGAACGATACACCAGAAGGTTCAAAGTGCTGATATCTCCAAGTAACTTCAAAAGTTTCAATTTCCGTTGCTTCTGCATTTGTCAGTTCAATAGTACCAACTGTCAATGGATATGCAGCTCTGAATATATAACTCTTAATGACTGTATCATCACGATCTAACTGTTCTACAGTCAAATCAGTCTGATAGTCAGCAGGAGAAACAACACCAGTATTATTTGCATAATCATTAATACCATTCTGCCATCTTTCCATTGCATTTCTAATCATGAAATCAGTATCATTCATAAAAGTGGTAGTCCAAGTCTCAGGAGCTGGACGATCACCAGAAACATAAATGTTTCTTCCACGAAATGGAACAGCAATTTCACCCAAGGTGGAAGCTGGTAAATTAGAAGCAGTTACTAGGAATGAAGTTCTACGAACATCTAATCCGATAGCAATGCCAGGTGGAGGAGTAACAGTTACCCTATATTGGTTGGCTCTTGCACCACCACCGATTAAGTTTGCTTTAAAGTCATCTATATTTGCCATGATTAACCTCCTACCTCACTAAAGGCAACCCCTGTTCTGGTTGCGATAAAGTTAAGCGTTATAAAGTTAATAGAACGAGCTGGTTTGATAAAAATATCACCTATAAACTCGTTTCGGTCAATAACTTCACCTGTGTTATTTGTTCCATCAGCAACTACAGAAAAATCTGTAATACCTCTCCGTCCTTGAACATCTCTTAGGAAAGGTTCTACCAAATTTCTAAATTGTGCTCTTGTAAATTCATCGTTGAACTCAAAGAGTTGAAACTTAGCAGCAGTTGCGATTGCTTTTTCAAGAACCAAAAACAATCTTCGCACGTTAATACGATCAAATGCACTTGGTTTTGTAAGAGCAGTCTTGTCACCAAACAGAACCACACCTTGGCCTGGAAAGTTAACAACAGGATTAACTCTAAAACGATATAATTGATCTCTCTCACCCTGTGAAGGATTGTAAGATAGTTTGATTGCACCACGAACATTACCACGATTAAATCCAGCAGGAGAGAACCAAGGGTCTGCAACTCCATCAGTGTGAGCACAAAGACCAGCAGTATCTCCATTCATTGGAACAAATCGATATACATCATTATATTTGTCGTACATATACTTGTAGCAACTATCAAACACCATATAAGAAGATGAAGGACATAATTCAAATGCTTCAACAACATTTTCTGTCTGTGTAGTTGAATTTGATATACCAACTGTTGCAGCACGATATGGAGAAACAAAACCTACACAGTCCTTACGACCTTCTACAAGAGAAGTTATCATAGTTACGTGTGTATCTTGTCCAGCTGCAGTATCAGTAACAGCAGAACTTGGCCCACCAAGAATTAAATTTACATCAACACCTTCAGTATCAGCAAACTTATCATATGCAAGTTCAAGTTCACCAGCAGTAACAGCATAATCGTCTGTTCCACCTGTTAAACTAACAGTAGTGATAGGTATAACTGAAGTGTATGCAGATGTCGTATCTGTTCCCCAATTAGTACCAGCAGCAATATGATCACCCCACAATACAAATTCAGATTGATTGAATAAAATTGTTGGATAATATATACTGTTTCCTTGAGGCCCTTTAGCTGAAGGATTTTTTGATAGGTTAGCATAAGTTTCTATAACAGAATTACCTCTTTGACCAGCAACGTTAACATCTGATCCAGTAATATCACCAGTTGTATCAAAAATTACAATATGAACTTCATCTCCAGTTCCACGACCATTTACTCTGTTAAACTCAGATTGTCTTGGAGCAGAATCAAATAAGTCTGACCATCTCCAACGTCTTGTTATATAAGAGTTGTCAGGAATAATAGTCTGTAACCCACCAGAGTCAGGATCATCCTTTAGACGAATACTTAATACTTCACCAGAAATACCAGTAACTTCATACTGAGTATCACCAGCTTCAACAGATGCATATGGTGAAAGTGCTAACACTACATCATCCGCAACCGTAATTGGTTTATCTAGAATTAGAGCAGTTTGAGAAGTAACTGTTTTAATTTTAACTATTTCAGTAATACCAGCACCAATAACACGTTGACCTACAGCAGCAGTACCAGAATTTGCATCAACCACAAGGTTAATAGAACTGGTAAGAGCACCATTAACAACAGCAGTTACAGAGTTGTTTGTATGAAACTTAATCATATCACCAACTTGAAAAGCAAATCCTGCTTCATCAGCATCATCAACAGTAATCGTTGTGTCACCGACAGCACCAGCACCATTAACTAGGTTATTAGTACCTAAGTCTTGCTCATATGCTTGTGGAGAAGGACAGAGTTCAACACCAAGACTATTTCCTGTAGTACCAGCAAATCTTGCAATCCAATCGTTTGTTGTACTTTGTCCATCACCTGTTTCTGAAAAGAAACTTGCAAGGTAATGATCATCATCACGTACTAAAACACCAGATGCTTCACCAGCATTTACGATAGCTGATTCTGCACGAACAACTTTTAGTGCATTACTATATTTAAGAAAGTTAGAAGCAGTAAACCAAAATTCAAAATTATCTGCATTAGGTTTACCAAAATTTTTGAGGAGGTCAGCTTCAGAGGTGATATGCGTAATGGAACTCACAGGGCCTTTTTCAAAAGGGCCCGCAATTGCACCAATTGTGGTGTCAACTGATGGAACAACATTAGTTAAATCAATCTCTTTGACATGAACGCCAGGAGAAACTAGAAAAGACATTAATTGTACTCCTTATCTTTAAGAGTTGGAATTTGTTTTGTAAAGATATTTATAAAAAACAAAACTTACAAAAACTATTTTTATAAGTGTTATAACATATAAATAATATCATGGTAAATACACATTATGAGAAATATAAAGATACTATTAAAAAGGTAGCTCGTAGAAACTATCGTAAGAGAATCATACTATTGAATGAAAATCTTGCAGATAAGTCCTGTAAACACTGTGGAGAGAGTGAAACTGTGTGTTTAAAGTTCTATCCTCACGATGCAGAAATACGAAAAATAACTAAAAGAGTCGGTACTAATCCTAAAAGTAGAAGAGAAATATTTGATCTTATAGACAAAAGTATTATATTGTGTAGTAATTGTTGGATAAAAGTTGATAGTGATTTAATAGAGTTTATATAAAACTACCAATCTGAACCATAATCTCTTACTACTGCAGCCCACTTTGTACCATATTCATCTACCATATTTCCTATATTCTCATCTTCTAAACCATTTACCACGAAACCAAAAGGTGCCATATCCTGTTCTAATGCGTCCTGTTGTTCTCTCATCATTGTTTGTCTAACATCCATATCAGTTAACTCTTTAAAATATTGTTGGTCTACAGTCCAAGCAAATATAAAAAGACACGCAACTAAGTCATCATTGCATCCATCATCAGCTTCGTGTGACGAACCTTTGACTATAAATGTAGATAATTCATTAATAATTTCTAAATCTTCTACTAAAAGTTTATCATCCTCAATCAATTGTTTAAGATTAGAACATCCTATTTTCTTAACAGCCTTTGTTGTCCTAACACCTAGTTGTGCTTTACCCCCACTGAAACCTCCTCCTAGTACCTGTCCTGACCTTCCACGCATCGATGCCATGATAAGATTATCATACTCTAAGTCGAATTGCATAGTGTTTGCAACCTGTTCACCTATATCATTTACCTCTATAAGAACAAATGCTTGGTTATATGCACGAGCAACTTCATAAATTTTCGCTGGGAATAGAAGGGGTTTTATTTCGTTGTCTCTGTATTTTGCCACTACTCTATATGGCATCTGTGTAACATCAACTACAATAAATGCAGAATAGTCGTTCTTTGTTCCTCTAGAAACGTCAGCAGTAATTACATATGTGTGTGCTTCTTGTGGAGGTATATGAATATCAAGACCAGCATTTGATTGTTTGGGTGATCTATAAGTTAATGTTTTAAGTTTTTGTGAAGATATAAGAGTATTAATAGAACCAAGAAACTCGCACTCAAACTCTGTTTGGAATTGTTGTAGTGAGGTATTTTTAATAGTTTGTTTTTTCCACTCCTCATCACGGCCTGGTACTTCACTCCAATGAACCTCAATAGGAACATATTCAT